GATATAACGTGTAACCCACCAAAATCCGAAACCATAAATGTAAATGGTGGTTTTAATCCTTGTTTTGTAGAAAATTTGTCTCCACCAGAAGCCTTAATAATAGTAGCAGCATCTTTTTTAAATTCAAGATTACCGTTCGTACTCAGTGTTAAATTGAAACTCCCATTCGAACTTGTATATGCGGAAACGGTGTTTTTCGAATCATTTTCTTTATACACGACAAAGTTTCCGTCACCTTTTTGATACACGGCTCGCCATTCACCGTTTGGTGATTTCCATAATTTGTCAGATGGGGTTAATGCTTTATCACCACTACGCATGATTGTATTTGCACCCATCAAATCACACTGTGCAAACCTAAAATCGTCTTTGTCAAGATTACCCACTGGTTTCCACGCTTGTTTATTATGTACCCAAACATGACCGTCGGTGTTTGTAAGCATTTTTTTATTTTTATATTTTACTAATTTGAACGTATCTTTACCGCCAAATTTAAGAAACGTACCGTCATCAAATTTAAATTTAATAGTACCATTACTATTTTGATTCACGTTAAACCATTGACCTGGTGCGTGCGAAATTTGGTAATACGTTTTCTTTACAGATTTTGTAAGTTTAAACGTTTCACTACTGATGGCAACTTTAACGTCAAGATCACCGAATGGTCCCGCGAGTGTATAACTGAAATCATCCTCGGAAATATCAAGTTCCGCGGTTGCCAATAAATTATCTGGTTTGACTTCGTTATAATACGCTTTAATTATGTTTGTACCTTTAACATCGACGCCTGCTGTAACGTCCGCACCTTTAAATGTAACGGAACCGGTACCGTAATCGGATAACGCAGATTCTTCTGTAACTTCCTGGTCGGCTTGGATTTTTGTATCACCAACGTATCGTGTAAATATAAGTTTGCTTACAGAGTCAAACCCACTACCGTTTGTCCATGATAATGTAAGATCGATAAATTTACTTGAATCGTCCCCTTCCGCATATTCTACCGCGTACCCTTCCTGGGTACCATTATCTTCACCATCCTGTGGGTTGATTGTTTTCTTAGCATTTGCGTCGAATGTAAGTTCGGGTTTGTCTGGTGTTTCTCCATCGCCACTTTTTTTAGTATTAAAGTAAACGGCCAAAGATATACCGACAATGATTACAACTAATAAAGCAAATAGTCCGAGTATAGCAACTGATTTTGCCATCTCGGTGTTTCTTTTATTAGTGGTGTATATTTTTTTTGATTTTTATTATTTTACCATATATCCACTAAAATTGTGTGTAGCTGAATTCATATCTGGTCCCTGAAACCATACTTTCAGTTCATCACCACCACCTTTTTCACCAAAGTATATTGCAATAGGGTATTTTTTACCTGCCGTTAAATTGATTGATTTGGCTGGTATCACACCCGCTCGCATGGATGCGTGATTTTTCCAACCTTTCACTATAAATCTCACTTTACGTCCAACAACTGGTTTGCCGAAGGTGTAAGACTGACGAGTGTCTTTACTCGAAGTGTATTTAAGCGTCGATGTCATCGTTTTACCATCAATCGATACAACGAACGAAGTCACTCGTTGGTCATGATCTGTTCTTCCTTGAACGACGACACCGGCTATTAAATTATCTGCACCCATGTCAATTTCCATCCACTGATCGACTACGTTATGAGCTGCCGACCAAGCTTGAACACTGTCGAGCATCGAACGGGCGTGTCCCACTCCTGGAGATTGGTTCGAGTAGACCGTTGAATAATTTCTGGAACTCTCTGGTGGATTAAGTTCATTCTTCGGTGCTTTTACCATACCATGAAAACCACCATTATCAACAACCACGACATTATCTATAGTTAAATAACTCATATCATCAGATTCTGTCCAGAATTTATGGCTACCCGTCTTTTTAGGTACGAAATAACCTTCCCACTTAACGGCATAGTTATCTTCATTACCATCGTTTCGTAAATGTCCACCCGTCGCCTTATGTTTACTACTAAAATCGGTAACATTCTCACCTTGTTTCGTAGGAGTTTTACCGCTAAATGAATTTATACCCGAAAAGTACGAACCTTTGTAATAGTACCATTTAAATCCACCCGTCAAATCCATCGCTTCAGGTTTAGGTATATCAATTTCTTCAAGATTACTCGTATCTAATGACATTCCAAAATCGTCTCGTGTAAAAGTTACGGTTTTCGTATACAATTTATTACTGTCTTTAGTTTCGTTATAGTATAACTCGAGTGTATTATCGCCTATAATCTTTTCATCGAACTCTTTTTTATCTACTATGTTCATGGTCACATCCGTAAAGTCTTTAAGGTTACCCGTATCACTATTTTCGTACGAGTGAATTACACTCCCTGAAGAATCTTTCAGGGTAACGATCCATTTCGTAACAATCCCTTCGATACTCGATTTATTCGCCCACGAAAGTTTAAGACCCTCGAGTGTATACTCTTCACTCTTACCGGGTCTTATACTATAAATCAAAAATATGATAAATAGAATGATAGCTAATACGAGTATCATTTTATATATCACGAGATATTATTTTTAAATTAGTTTAAGCTTCTTTCATTTCAATTTCTGGTCCGACGAAACTCGCATTTGAATTCGAGCTTTTAGATCTACTGACCATTACACCTATGAAGATGGCCACAAAGAGGGCGAGTACTGATAACATTCCAATTCCTTGGTAATCCATTTTTTTTATATATTATAGTAATATATAAAAAATGCGGCCGTTTACCACCGTCCTGTTGGAAGCACTCTTCATTGGTCTCATGTTACAAGTTTTGGTCCTGGGTATTACAAAATATATCTATAAAGGTACCGGTGTTCTAATTATTTCGGGGGCGTTAATACACTTATTGTTTGAGTACTCACCTTTCGGTAACATTAACGAAAAGTGGTGTAAAATGATATTTAATTAAAAGTTTATAAGTTCGTCTATTATAGCTGTTTTATCGTATTCGAGTTCTTTTAACGTTTCTGATATTTCTTCGTGTTGTCTATCGATATCATCGTTATAATCTTCAAGGTAATCTTTGAAGAACATACGCACATTACCAACATCGTGTCCTGAATCTAAAAGTGAACCAACCGTATATCGAGGTAATCGAATACCGAGTTCCCGTGCGCGTCGTTTCACAGCTTCTTGGCGAACAAAGTTCGTCACGTTTCTTCTATGTTTTAGTTTTTCCACTTTTTTTAACGTTTCATGGATTAGTCTATTTACCTCCATAAGTTCATCTTCGAGTTCGTAATCACGTAACTGTTCCGGAACAGGTGGTGGTGTTCGTATCGCCGGTAAATCCACGTGTATAAAATCCCCTTCGTCTCTATATGGTGGTGGAACCGTATCGTATATCGTAAGATCGTCAAGATTATCACCAAATGGTGGGAGACGAGGAATCGGGGAAAATGGTATAGGTATATCAACACGACGAACCCTGAATTCTTCTTCTTCACTTTCAGAATCGGTTTCGTATTTAATATACTCGTGAATCTTTTTGATCGAATCACACATTTTAAGATAATCGCCTTCAGAAATTATCTTAGAATTGAGGTCGAGCGTTTGCATTAACGATGTAAGAGCGTCCATTTTTAATATATTAATTTTTTATTTGTTTCATTACAACTTAGGTTTGTTATTTTTTTTAAAAGTAAAAGGGCTTCTACGGCTTCACCAATTTCACGGTGTTTCACACAAAACCCGTTTTTTCCTTGGCGACAGAGACAGTTTTCGTGTACACAATTTGGACGCATTTTTTTGATTATTTTTTATAATCTCGTACTTAGGTTCTTATTTCACCTTCTTCGAGTTCAGATTCAGATTCCGAATTGTATTCACTCTCATTATCCAAATCGTCGATGTTTTCCGGTAAATGATCGTATAATCTTTCACAATCGATTTTGTAATTAATTTCATAATCATCAAGGAAATCATGTAAAGAAATTCTATCGTTAACACCGTATTGTTCATCTAAATACCATTTCCAAAACGGGAGGTTCTTTTTCGTGATTTTACTCGGGAAAAGTTCGACGGTAAATTCTTCGTCACCTTTACACCCACACTGTTTAAGAATGTCTTTTTCACTTTCGAGGTACATATCAAAAAAGTGTTCCAAAATACCAATATCGTTAGGTTCATAATAAAATTCAATAAATTGGGTTTGACCGTACGATGTTTCTAATTTTCTATTAGAAATACCAATATACGCAATATACTTATACGTACTTTTAGGAATAAGGTGTGTAGGGTACCCAAAATCAGCGCGTAAACCGTATACTTTACATTTTTCACCGGCTAATTCAGAAAAGAGTTCATTAACATCGAAAAGTTCAACAATCGTGGTACAGTTTTTAAGGAGTTCGTAAGTAAGGCTCATCGTATTATATTACACATTAGTTGCTAAGTTTTAAGTCCATATTTTCAGGGAACGAGTTATAGAGTTCCGTCCAGTCAACACTTCCGTGAAGGTTATTTTTTTCAACAAACTGTAATAAAGTTTTTTGACAGTTAAATTCTTTTTTAAAGTAATTCATCCAGAACTCGACCCATTCTTCCGGGACGTGTCGCGGTACAACCATGGTATTCAATGTATCGTTTGCCAGTATTTGGATTACTGGTTCAATAATACCAATTCGAGTACCATCTTCGTATTTCTCTTCATACATAAAGTCCACTAAGTGAAGTTTATCGTTAAATGTAGATACACCCACATAAGCAACGTAATTAAGTTCTTTTTTGAACTTTATTAAATCCTGGGGAAAGTTTGATCTCAGTCTCACCCCATACACTTTAGAAGGTGTACCAGTTGAAAATTGATCGGTTCGGAAACTCGAAAGAACACCGTCAAGTTTTTCATCTCTTTCAAGAGAGACAGCTTGTTTTGTAAGTTGGTAAATGAGAGACATTTTTTTATAGTATACTTATTATAATTGATCTATATCACTTAGGTCTTCACTGTACATCAATATTTCTTCGGCCACAATTTGATAAAATGCCATTTTATACGCCAAAAACCCAAATAAAGTTGCCCCCATATTAAAATCAAATGGTAAATCATTAGAATTCCAAGTTGATTCGGCTAGTGCGAGACACGTCGGTAACAATAATCGTTTATTCAAAACGGGTATTCTTTCAATATTATCGACGTATGATGACAACGAGTCTACATAAATACACGATGCAATTGTCCCTAAAGTAGCAGATACACCGTCAATGGGTGTATGAAAAATGAAGTTATACGTCGAAATAGCTACACCGTATTGTAAAGTCGACTTTTTGATTTTAGCCTTGACTTGTTCGTATTCAGCTATACCTTCTTTACGTTTAGTAGGACATGATATTCTAATGGTTTTTGTGTACGGATTTATTATGTTTAACATATTACAATTTATTTACTCTATATCTATACCTTTAATAATATAATTTTCATCTTGAAAATACTTTTTCTTAAATTTGCGTTCCTTTTTTATAAAATCTTTACAGCTCTTCTCAACTTCATATATACGTGTATGAATATTTAATAAATTACTCTTATTTACGGGTGTTTTTCTCCATTTATCACCAAAAATAGAAGAATATTGTAATTCACGTCTTTGGTATTTAAGATCATCGAGAAGTAGTTTATAAAGTACGAGTGAATATGAATCATATTCATTACGCTCGTAATCATCTAAACACATTTGTTCGTGTGCAAGTGTATTCATACTTTCACGGAGTAGGTTCGCCCCACTTTTCTCTCCATCGGTTAACCAGAGTTTCGATTCTCTCTTTTGAGAATCGTGGATTTCTGGAGGCTCGTTGAGGGGCTCCCGGACACACGAGATCACCTGATTCGTACGCGTTAAGTTTTTTCCATACGAGTCTTTGCATGTCACCCGGGAGTTCGTTTGTCGCTTGACAAAACGAGAGTTTATAGTCGTACGTGTGTAAGGCAATGTAGTCGTCCATTTCATTTTTTATATATTTTTATACTTATCTTTTAAACTTAGGTCTATATTGAACAAACGTTTTATCGTATATGTTATATTCTAATACGATAACTTCACCAGCATCATTCATTGAAACAATTTCACTATATTTACTATTCTCTGTATCTATATAAGGTGTCTTTTCTATATTAACTTTAGAATCAAAAGATGTATACGAATACGACTTTTTTAATTCTTGTGGATTTGGTAATAATAAACGACATACACTAGCATAGAAGGTAAACATTATTGCTGTTATTTATATTTATTTTTTTATATACTAAATACAAGATGGTTTCACTCCAGGAGTTACCTAAAAAGGTTCAATATATAATTATAGATTCTGATTTTGTAACCGGTTCCAATAATACGTTCAGTATAGATCTTTCACTTGAATCAAATTTACACTTGGAAGAAATGACACAAGTATGTGGTCTAAAACCAGTTGAATTTTATATAACACAGATAGGTGAAAATGATCTAGGAACAACAAACGTTGCAAAATATGTAGATATAATATGCGACGATATACCAAAAAGGGGTCAAATATTAAATGAACGTAATGGTCAGATTCTTGCTCGTATAGCTTTAGAAAGAAATTTTACTGGAAGTAACGACTTTATAATGCGCGATAAACAATGGAAAGCGTTCCCAAGACAAACAAACTTATTTAACCCTATATCTTTACAGAAACTTCATTTTGAAATAAATGAATTACAGGGTGATAGTGATTATAAAACATTACAACCAGATGCATCTTGGTACATGATTCTCGAAGTTACAACTATAGATGTTAAGGAAAAACCTGTAAACCGCGAAGTTCAAATACTCGAGGCGTTACATAAACTTATCGGGAAGATAGATGATCTTAACGTAAACGTTAAAAAACTTCCAGATAAGGAGGATATCGAAAAAATGGAAATAGAAAAAAAGAAAAAGTACCCATTACGTTACTTAATGCTTTTCGTAACTATGGTAATAGGTGGATTTATATTTGTAAAAAATAAAATTACACCGTCTATTCCACAACCTTCTTTTTAACAACACGTTTAACAACTTTATTCTTTGGTGTTTCTGGTGCTGGAGTTGGCGCTGGTGGTGCTGGAGCTGGTGGTGCTGGCACTGGTGCTGGTGCTGGTGCTGGTTTAACAGTTCGCGCTGGAGCTGGAGATACATCTTTTGGTGCATCAATGTGATCAGCAATTTGTTTAATGATACTATAAAGTTGATCCGAATTAATTTTCGATCGTGCAAGTTGATTTTGAATTTGTTCTCTGACAGAGTCCATCGCGTAATATATATAAAAGAAAGATTATCTTTATACTAAATGTTATTCATCGGTCCATCTCTTTTAAGTGGAATAGGTCAGCAGTGTAAAAAATATATGGGTCTTTTTCCTGGGAGTCGGTACATTGAACTTCAAAATGATATACCTGTATGTGAACGTGCATTTATTTATGCTTTACCTGTACCATATTGGTTAGATAAAATACCCGAAATTAAAAGTAAAATCAAACACGTTACGTGTATGACTATATGTGAAACTGAAACTGTACACGAAGATTACGGTAAACTGTTTAAACTCTTTGATAGAATCGCCGTACCAAGTGAATTTTGTCGTCGTGTATTTAAACGACAGTTTCCCGAAACAAACTTTTATATTATACACGCACACGTTCCTGATAATAAACCATACACATTTTATCACATTGGAAATATAACCGATCCAAGGAAAAATTTTAATAAAATTATTGAAACGTTTGTTCGTATGAATAAACCAGATTCGAGACTTCTGATAAAAGCGACATGTAAACAACCAATTCAAATAAATATACCAAACGTCGAAGTTATAAATGGTCTTATCCCCGACGAGGAAATGGAAAAAATACATGCACTGGGTGACTGTTACGTAAGTTTTTCGAGTTCAGAAGGTATAGGTATGGGTGCAGTGGAAGCCGCTCTGAAGAATAAACCCGTCATTATAACGGATTATGGGGGTGCGCCCGAATATATAAAAACACCGTATACGATAGACTGTGAACGCCAAAAACTCGTAAAGGACGATTTTTTGTATAAGGAGGGTATGGAATGGGGAAAACCAAATGAAAAACAATTACGCGAGTTTATGGAAGATGCATACACCAATAAAATAAGGTATATGGAACATCCGAGGACTCATATGTTGACGTGTAAAGAAAATGTATTACAAGAATTCATCACCAATGTAATTAGTAAGGAAAGTGATAACACCGGTCAAGATGGCACCGGACATGAGTGAGCCTCTCTGAGCAATGAGCATGGCGACGACATCATCGATAAATTTAATATTGGTTGGTTTCTTAAGAAGTTCGGGTACGATTTTTGAAATTGCGAGATAAAGTGCCATGGCTATTATGACAGGTCTGAGTGTTTCTTGATCTAACATTTTTTTATAATAAGGAAATATTTATTTTTGGTCTAGTTCCTAGCACTTGATTGTCTATTCTATGTTTTTTGCAGTAATCCCCACAAACAGCTTTGAATGTACATTTTTTTCCTGATAATGTAAATGCTTTACATATATTACGGGATTCAGAAACGTCCTGTTTAGGTACAGAATCTAAAACCTGTATCGGTCTTGTTTTTTTACATTCAAGTTTCCTTTTTCTCATTTTATCGAGAATTATCGCCATTTCCTCTGGTGTTTTTTTACTTGGTTTTAAAGTTTTAGATAAACGTAAACAGTCATCGTAACTTTGAATATTCGATTGATGTTTTTTAGTGAGTACATTTTTAGTATCACTAAAATTCGTTTGAATCACGGTCGGTAGAAAGTATTGCGACATCTTAATTTATACTAAAAATAAAATAACTTAGGTTAGTAAAAGATGTGGTTCTTTATAAAACTTAAAAGAACGTATAGCTTCACTTTAGGTGAGTAATATAAAAGATAAAACCTTTTACTTTTAAATGAATCTTAAGTGGACAAAAGAGTGTTATTTGTGTGAATGCCCTTTAGAGCCGTGTGTACACACAAAAACGACAGAAGAACGTATACTTGTTCGAGAATATAGAAAAATGCGACCTATTTTTACATATAACAATGTTGAATATCTGAAATTTTTTGATACAAATATAAAACGTGTCTGTTATGCGTGTTATATAACGTCTTATAAAAATATTAAGCCTGTATCACTCAGGGATCGTGAATACGGTCGTATAAAAAATATATATTCGAGACCCAAGTCAAAAACAAAAAATGAATTATTATACTGGTTCGAAGGACTAAAAATATACTTAAATAAACGACTTTATATAACATAAATGGGTGAAAGTATTCAAAAACTCACACACGTGGAGCATATTTTAAAGCGTCCAGATTCATACGTTGGACCCGTTTCACGTGTAGCGGATCCTTATTGGATTTATGAAAATGATTCATTTGAAAAGAAAACGGTAGTGTATTCACCGGCACTTTTAAAAATATTCGATGAAATTTTAGTAAACGCGATCGACCGAAACTCCATGTACCCAAAAAATGTAACGTCACTCAATGTTTCTATTGATAAAACGACTGGCCAAATAACAATTGAAAATAATGGACCTTTGGGTGGTATCGCGGTTAAAATGCATGAAAAGGAAGGTTTATGGAATCCAGAGTTGACATTTGGACATTTACTTACGAGTACAAATTATGATGATACACAAAAACGTCTCGTAGGTGGACGTAATGGATACGGTGCAAAGCTTACGAATGTATATTCATCAATGTTTTCTATAAAAATTAAAGATGGTGAAAACAAGTGTATATATACACAAGAATGGTCGGATAATATGAAAACGTGTGGTACACCCAAAATAAAAAAGTATTCGAGTGCGACGTCGAGCGTTTCGATTACTTTCGTTCCCGATTGGAAACGGTTTGGTATGTCAAAAATGGATGATTCTATATATAAAATATTTGAAAAACGGGTATACGATGCAAATATTTGTACATCGCAAAACTGTAAAGTGAAGTTTCAAGATGAAGTATTACAAAAATGTACATTCAATACGTACGCAAAAATGTATACGAAATCTGATGAAATGTGTACGTTTACGAATGATAGATGGTCAGTGTGTATTGCACCTTCGGATGATGGTTTCGAACACGTATCATTTGTGAATGGTATATGTACTACAAAAGGTGGTTCACACGTTGACCACGTTTCCGGAATACTCGCAAGTGGTATAATTGATGATATGGCAAAGAAGATAAAACTCAGACCTCAACAAGTCAAGAACGCGTTTTTTGTTTTCGTAAAAGCGACGCTCATCAATCCGAGTTTTAGTAGTCAGGTTAAATCTGAATGCACACTCAAACCACAGGATTTCGGAAGTAAATTTGAACCACCGAAAACGTTCATTAAAAATATTCTAAAAACCAGTATTCAATCGGAATTATTGGCTTTATCAAAGTTTCGTGAAATGAAAGAATTGAAAAAAACGGATGGGTCTCGTAAATCAAAAATAACGGGTATCCCAAAACTCGATGATGCGAATAAAGCCGGTACTACACACTCTGGTAAATGTACTCTTATTGTTACTGAAGGTGATTCTGCAAAAACACTTGCAATTGCTGGTCTTTCGGTTGTTGGACGCGATCATTACGGTGTTTTCCCACTTCGGGGTAAATGTAAGAACGTTCGTGATGCGAGTGTAAAACAACTTACAGAAAACAAGGAGTTTAATGATCTTAAAAAGATTTTGGGTCTTCAACAAGGAAAAGTGTATACATCACTCTCCGAACTCAGATATGGACGACTTATGATCATGACAGATGCAGATAACGATGGAAGTCATATCAAGGGGCTTATTCTTAACATGATTCATTATTTCTGGCCGAGTTTACTTAAACTCAAGTTTGTTGTAAGTATGGTCACTCCTATCATAAAAGCGAGTAAGGGTTCGGAAATTAAATCGTTTTATACGGACTCGACTTTTAGACTATGGTATGGTAATGGTAAAGCTGGGTGGAAAATTAAATATTATAAGGGTCTTGGTACATCCACGTCTGCGGAGGCACGTGAATATTTCAAGAAGATCAAAGACCTCACCGTTCAATTTGATACAGATGATTTAATGGACGAGTCTATAATTCTTGCATTTGATAAGACGAAATCAGATTTACGTAAAACGTGGTTACTTGAAAGCACAGAAAAGAAGGCGTCTGAACTTGAAGTACCGTATGGAAACGTTGAACGTCTTTGTATTTCTGATTTTATTCATAAAGATCTTGTAAATTTCAGTCTTGCTGATTTGAAAAGATCTATTGCACACGTGTCCGATGGTTTAAAACCGTCTCAACGAAAAGTGTTATACGCGTGTTTCACTCGGAATCTTACGTCTGAAATGAAGGTTGCACAATTGGCCGCGTATGTTTCTGAAAAAACGTCGTATCACCACGGTGAAGTATCTTTGGCAGATACTATTGTAAAATTGGCACATAATTTTACGGGTTCAAATAATATCAATTTACTCGAACCATGTGGTCAATTCGGTACACGTCTCATGGGTGGTAAAGACGCGAGTCAAACGAGGTATATATTTACAAAACTTACTAAAAGTGCGAGAACACTCTTTGACCCAAAGGATGATCCAGTTCTAAACTATCTCGACGACGACGGTAAACAGATCGAACCCGACTATTATGTTCCTATTTTACCAACAGTTTTAGTAAATGGAACCGAGGGTATTGGTACTGGGTTCAGTTCATATATACCACCGTTTAACCCAGACGATATATGTACTAATATAAGACGTGTTATTGCAGGTAAAAATGTAATTCCTATGAAACCATGGTTCGATAAATTTACAGGTCGTGTTTTTAGTAATGAAGATGGATTATGGATTACAGAAGGTGTATGGAAATCTTCGAGTAAAAATATATCAATAACAGAACTCCCACCGGGACGTTGGACACAGGACTACAAAGAGTATCTCGATACACTTATCGAAAAGAAAAAGATTACGAATTACGTGAATAACAGTACGACTGATACTGTTGATTTTACTATTGAAGGGTACACGGGTAAAGATATAGTAAAAGATTTTAAACTGCAAAAGACATTTCATGTCTCAAATATGCACTTATTTCACCCAGTAAAGGGTATTCATAAATATGAAAGTCCAGAAGAAATTCTTATAGACTTTGTTAAAATACGAGAAGAGATGTATAAAAAAAGAAAAGCACATCTTATACGTGTATTAAAAGAAAAGGCTAAAAAATTGGAAAATATGTCGAAGTTTATTGATATGGTTATTCATGAAAAATTAATTGTTTTCAAACGTAAACGGGTAGAGCTCGAACGTGAAATGGAAAAAATATTCGATAAAATCGATGGTTCATATGAATATCTGTTGAATATCAAGACGTATCAGTATACACTCGAAGCTATACAAAGTATCAGGGAAGAAACATCAAAATCTAGAATCGAGCTTGATGCATTACAACAAATGTCTCATATCGATATGTGGAAAAGGGATTTAAAAATATATAAACAATAAGTAGTAAGTATGTGTGATACATCCGGTCCAAATACTGGTTCTATAGTATCACTTAATGCAATTGGTAAACAAGATACATACCTTTTAGAAGATGATCCTATTCATTCATTCTTTAAGTATGAACCTAAAAAACACGCTAATTTTACAAAGTTTCATAAAAGTTTAAATGTTAATAAACCAAGTAGTTCTTCGACATCTTGGCCTTTTGGTGAAACTATAAAAGTTATGTATAACCCGAGAAATATGGGTGATCTTTTAGCAAATATGTACGTAACGTTTGAATTACCTGCTCTATCAGGTTCCGATAGTTATTACGCGGATCAAATTGGTAGACACATTTTTAAATCGATAACCATGCGTGTCGATGAAACGGTTGTTGAAAAGTTCCATGGTGATTGGGGTATCATATATGATGAACTGTACCTCGATGAATCAGAAAAAAGAACGAAAAGGTACACATTAAATAGAAATAATGCAGAAGATACATCTTTATTACCGGGTAATCAGGTATTAGCACGAAACAAATCACGTGTTTATATTCCTATACCTTTACTCTTTTCACGTAAGTATGAAAGTGATGAATACGAAACAAATAAACCAAATCGTCCGTATTTTCCAACGTGTGCTATCCATAAACAAAAACTCCAATTTGAGTTTGAATTTCATAAACAAACATTTTTTACAAACGAAACAGATAATATCACTATAAATAGTTTTGATATCGTTACCGAAGAGATAACACTCGAACCAATTGAACGTAGCTATATAGCAAATAAAAGACATGTTCTCGTTACCGATATTGTTAAAAAACATCCTACTTTAGATATACCAGCGGGTATACAAAACGCAAAACTCGAACTTGTTCCACAAACACCTGTAAAAACACTTAATTGGTTTTTCAGACAAACCGCGTTTGAAAATGAAGATATAGTCACGGGTGGTACAACTTTACTTGCAAATGTATTCGCGAATAGGTATAATTTCTCTTCAAATGTAGAATATTCCGTAAATAATGAATTTTATAATCCACCCATGACAAGTGCAAAAATATTTGTAAATGGTGAAGATGTACCAAATGTTCAAGATAGTGATCATAAATATTTTAAATATATTGTTCCATTTTCAAGTCGTTTATCACGACCTTTACGAAACATTTATACATATGCATTCTCGATGAATCCGATTAATGTGGAACCATCGGGGATGTTGGATTTTAGTCAGTTACAATCAAATAGAACTGTTTTAGATATAAATATGAAAGTCGGTCTTTCAAGTGATTATACACTACACTTATATTATGTAGGATACCAGACATTCATTTTTGAAAATGGTATCATGACACTTGTTTAGAAAAAAGTGCATTTTTATGATCGTGTATATACTCTATTATGTTATTTTTTATACACCATCTTATGAAATTCAGCTGTGCAACAGTCGTATGTATTTCATTGGATGTACCCGGAACAGTATATGATATTTTAGATGAACGACAAAATGGGTCAAATAATTTTTTACTGTACCCATCTAAACTTGATTTATATGCGCAATGTACACTAAATATTTTACCGTCAGTCGTTTTATATGATAAATTGTTTTTCTTTGAATAATTTGTTATAAACCATTCGAGATTTCTTAAAGAAATACCACCTGTTTTATTTAAAATATCTAAAAGTGTAGCTCTATTCTCGGGGTTATTATAAAATGTATCGATCGATGTTAGTAGAATAGCTGATTTATTCATTATTACATTATTCCACGCAATTCTCTAAATCCCTTTCTTGATACTTCACATGCCGGACATCCCGGTTTAAATATACATTCCGTTAAATTATGTGTATGACGTATACCTTCATTATTTTTAGAAACCATTTCTACCGGACCTCTAAGTTGAGGTTGGTCGATATGACTCCCACACATTCCATTAAGTTTAGCTCTTGCTATACACGGAGAACCATCTTTTTTAAATCCTCTACAAAAATTTAATGGATTTGGAATTTCAGAGAGTAAAAGTTTTAAATTTATAGAATATTTATACGATATTTTTTCCATTACTTTTATAGTACGTCTATATAATTCAGTTTCTACTTCTTCATCCCAAAGTGTTTGTAATTTTCTGGATGTCATATTTTATATACATCACTATTTTTTAAGTGATTTGAACATATCACTTATTTTCTGTTGCCCTTCAATTTCAGCCTCTACTTTTTTCTTTGGACGTCGTTTCGGTTTCACACGTGTTAGAAGTTCCCCAAATATCTCTTCTTTCGGATCTTCGAAGAGTGGTTCAATTAAATCACACACGGGGTTTAGAAATTTATTTATAAAATAATAATTATAATCAATTTTTAAATTATTGTCTTTTGCGTATTTTGGATCTTCCGACTTTTCAAACGCCTTTGCTTTAGGATCACCGGTATCGAGAAGAATATAGGGTACACGATCACCTGATTGTGGTTCTGATCCTGGTTGTCTTTCTCGCATTTTTCGTACAACTTGAACGTGAGCTTGATTAATATCCTTAATATTAGGACTATTAATAGAAACCGTAAACCCTTTTGCTTTATACGAATCCGATAAACCCTGACTCAAAATTAGTTTTTCGTTAGGTACATCACCTTCAATAAGTTCAATAGCCCTTTGTAAAGCGAGTGCTTTTGGTGGTCCGGTATCACTACTCTCTAAAACAACATCAAGAAGTTCTTTACATACTTCACGCATGTGAGGTGTATTATCTCTTCGTACCAATTGAAGTCCTTTGACGTCTATATAATCCATATTCATGTTCCCATCTTTACCCTTCGTCCAAAGTTTTGCCGCATACCGTTTCTTTGAATATAAGAAATATGGACAATATACCTTCTCGAGTTCAAGGTTGTTCGGTGCCTTGAAAAGTTTGGTACACTCTTCCGCAGCACGTTCACCTATTTCCCAACTATATTCAATTGCTTCCTTTCCTGTACGGTTTCCTACATCAAATTCAACCATAACAGAATCCGTATCACCGTACCTTACCTTTGCACCCGGAAAATTCTTTTCAACATACGCTTTTGTCTCGTCAATCATACTCCTACCTTTTAGAGTTACTGTTGAAGCAATTTGTACACAAGGTAATATACCTTTTGCCGCACCGGTAAACCCATATACAGAGTTCATGGACACTTTATACGCCAGTTGTTTACCATTATACATTTCTTTTAGAGCGCCGGTCGATTGTGCCATATCTTTTTTAGCTTGTTTACGAAACTGTTTTAATTCTAGAAGAATACTTGGTAAAAGACTAGGAACATCTTGTGCAAACTTGTAAAATCCAAACGTTTCGTATGTTATACCCGGTATATTCTCATATTTTGAATCCATAACCATAGACGAATAACATAAATTGTGTGCTATCATAATTGATGGGTACAGACCCTCAAAATCTAGGGCTGTAATTGGTGTATAATAGGCACCTTTCTGTGCGTCTAGAACGGTCGCACCTTCATACCCATCTGCAGAATATTGTCCCCATGATATAGTTGGAATCATAAACCCCATTTCACGTGCCTTTTTTGTTAACAAACTAAACACTTTGATTTGCTGACCCCTTTCTACTAGATAACACAGGGGGACCCAGGTGGCTTTAGCCATCTCAAGTAAGTTAACAAGTATAGATAATTTAGACAACAGGCGGTGAGGTAAAAGTGTATCCTTAACACAATACTCGGCGACCTCACGCAATTTTATGGGATCTTCTTCCACAAAACGCGCAAACATCTCCTTTGGGGGCATATCGATTTTGTTATCACCAAGGTACAACTTAGAAACATTATCGAGTTTATACGAATCGAGTTTATACCCCTTTTTAACTTCATGGAACAAATCGAAAATAAACCGCCCGGGCATAGGTAAAATCTTAAGTGCATTATCACCAAGTGCACTCGACGATAACTTCTTATATACAAGTTCGCATGAATGGTTTTTCAATTTACTCATCTCATAAAAGGTTTGATCACATTTTGTCATGACTGCACGTTTCATTATATATTCCAAATCAAAACCAAATATATTCCACCCAGTTATGATATCGATATCTTTTTCCATAAGGTACTCCTTAAACGCCATAAGCATTTCACGTTCCGTATCGTAACTCTTAATTGTACACCCGTCTAGGTTCGAATCCGTTTTTTTATAACAAAAACACGTTTTATCGTACGGTACATCAGAACCATACTGTATAAGTGATACAGCAATTTGAAAACATGCATCATCTTTTACATCTGCATCAGGAAACTTACCTGTTGAACTATTACATTCAATATCAACAGACGCAACTACAAATGGTGCAGTCTCAGGAATATCAACTGGTTTAAGTGTTTTCCAGTCGTTACAGAACAGGTCTATATTAACATGTGCTAAATGTGAACGCACACACGCGTCTCCAGTATCCATCCACCCAGTTGATTGAATATTAGTTCGGTGCATTAACCTCAGAACAGGGTCTAAGTTTGATTCATACACTTTATATTTCATAGATTCATCAGGTAATGTACGTTTCAAACGACCGTTTACCATACGTCGTGCCGCAAGGTTCTTAAAATTTAGTTTCATAAAAATAAATTTTTCATTATTTTGGAAACCCCATACATCTTTAGATTGAACAATATCATAACTTATCAAACATTCAGGACATACTTTATCTATTTTTGTGTATAAATTATGAACATCGAGTGTTGACGTTTTCTTCGGGAGTTTGACGAAGAAGTATGGTGTAAAACTGGTCGTAACACACACAGACTTACCTTCGTTTGTTTTACCAAAAATACTAATCAAGTGTTCATCCTCTGTGTCTTGTGTTTCCCAGGTCAATACTTGGAACACGACCATTTTTATCTTATTACGTTAACGCCCGATTTTTTTAATATAGTATAGTAGTAAATATGTCAGCTGCTTTGATCGATCTCGTCTCAGTCGGTGCCCAGGACGTCTATATCACAGGCGATCCTCAAGTCTCTTTTTTTAGACAAAACTATAAACGTCACACAAACTTTTCGATAAAACCAGAACGTATGGATTATATCGGGACGTTTGAATCGGGAAACGAAGTTTCCATTCCTATCAAATCTAAAGGTGATCTCTTGAGTTACGTGTGGATTGAAAATGCCAATATTAATAGTCGTAATAACAATGCCTCAATTTTTAAATCCGCGAATGGGACATCAAATGAAACTTCGCCAACTGAATTCTCTTTGTGGATTGGTGGTCAAGAAGTGACTAAATTAGATACACTTTTCATTAATACCGTACACAATACGTTATATAACGAATCTTCGGCGAAAGCGACTTGTGCCATGACAACTCAAGACGGTGGTGATAATGCTTCGCCCGGTAGTTATATAATCCCATTCTTTTTCAGTGAAGATTGGACGAAATCTTTACCACTTGTCGGTCTTCAATACCACCAAGTTGAAATTAGAATTAAATGTAGAGATGGTACATTTAGTTTAGGTTCTTCGCCAAAGGTATACGGTTCGTACGTGTTTGTTGACACAGACGAACGTGAATTCTTTGCAAACGGTGAACACGAAATTCTCATTACACAAACACAACACCAACCAATGTCTGTAGGAGATACGTCAATTGATTTGACATACTTTAATCATCCAGTAAAAGCCGTACATATAGCTGCGGCTAAAATAAACCTGGATTTTTCAAATTACAAGTTCACAGACGCGTCTATGTTTATTAACGGTGTTCCACTCTTTGAAAATATGACACACGAATACCACAGAAACGTTGTTCCATCGAGACACTGTTCGGTTCTTAACACCACGGTCGATACGGAACAAATATATACATGGCCATTCTGTCTTACACTGAACAAGTCTCAACCAACGGGTACATTGAACTTTTCGAGAATCGATAACGCGAAGATAAATATTAATCCTGGAAGCGTTTCTAACATTTTTATTATTCGTGCGTATGCGGTCAACTATAACATTCTCAGGATTAAGAATGGTATGGGTGGTATCGCATTTGGTAACTAAATTTTAATTTAATTCTTACCCGAAGATCCAAAACCTCGTTCACCACGTTTTGTTTCTTTTAATTCATCAACTTCCTCAATAAGTGGTGTTTCACACTTTTCCAAAATGAGTTGGGCGATTCTATCGCCTTGTTTAATTTCGAACGGTTCACTCCCGTGATTAAACAAGATAACCTTCAATTCACCCGTATAATCCGGATCAATAACACCGGCACCCGTTTGAATACCGTGTTTTACACTTAAACCAGATCTCGGTGCAATACGACCATACACACCGTGTGGGATCGTTGCACAAATACCCGTACTTACAATACCACGTTCACATGCGTTGATCGTCATGTTTTCCATGCTATACAAATCGTACCCGACCGATCCAGGCGATGCGCGTGTCGGTAAAGTTGCTTCGAGAGTTAATCGTTTAATTCTAAGTGTTTCCATATTTTTTATTAATGTAAGAGTCGTTTCTTTAAAACCATTTAAAATATTGTAACGTATAATTAGAAATGAGTCTTAAGATTATTATGGGTAACATGTTTTCAGGAAAAACGTCCGAACTTATCAGGCGTTTAAAGCGGTACAAAGTTATAGGTAAACGTATTCTCGTTATAAACTCTAAAAAGGATACACGCGCTTCCGAAGACGTTTTACGTACCCATGATAATATTCGTTTCGATTGTATAAAAACAAATAATCTCGATGAAGTTGATTTTTCAAATGCAGACGTTATAGCTATGGATGAAGCTCAGTTTTTTACGGGTCTTAAAAAGTTTGTTGAAAAGGTTCTCGATTCAGGTAAAACGATTTTACTCGCGGGTCTCGATGGTGATTATAAACAGAGAAAGTTTGGTGAACTCATAGACTGTGTACCCCTCGCCGATAAAGTGTTTAAGATATCGGCGATGTGTATGGTGTGTATGGATGGAACACATGGACCCTTTACAAAACGTATCGTACAAAATGATGAACTCGAACTTGTTGGTGATCACGATATGTATAAAGCGGTGTGTCGAAAACATTTATAAGGAACAATGCATTTAAAAGAATTAAAAAATTACGTTCATATTTTACAAAAGGAAGTAAATTTACTACCAGAAACTTTCATACGAGACGATCCTCGTAAAGAAGGTGAATGGGTTGGTTCCGAATATCTAAAACAGGTTATGATGTTATACACAGACGGTAAATGTGGATGGTTGAAAGGTGGGCAAGATCATGTTCAGGAATCATGGGTAAGTTGGCCACTCATATGGGGTGGTAATTTCATTACGAGTAATTGTAATTTATGTCCAGAAACAACAAAACTCTTATCTTCGATCGAGGGTATACATGTAGCGGGATTTTCATTAATGAAAGGAGGTGTAAAACTTAACGAACATGTTGATTATGTAGGTGATGATTATATATTTACATATCATTTAGGTATTAAATGCCCAGAAAACTGTATACTTCATCATATAGATCTAGGTGAAGTTACAGAAGAAGATGGTAAACATATAATTATGAATGCTCGTAAAAAACATTGGGCAGAAAATCAATCGGATAAAGATAGAATTATTTTATACATGGAAATTTATAAAACACATTTAACTTAGAATCGATTAATATCTAAAATAAGAACAACACGCGTTTGTTCATCAGTTTTATCAACACTATGGTACCGTGCGTGATCAAAAAGAACATCTTCACCGGATTTATGTTGATGAATATCAAACTCCGTGGTAAGATTACTTGTTCCTTCGAGTGTTAAATGGTACCGTAACTGTAAATTGCTTTCGGCACGGTGTGCTGGTATAGACATTGGTCCTTCCATGACTGCAATCATGGCACGGTCAACACACGGTATAGTTTTTAAAAATGCGTATAACTTTGGAAAATCGTGTATTTTATAGTAATAATAATTTTGATTATATTCAAACCATGAATCAATATCATGGAAATAATACTTTTGTTTATTTTTATATAAAGTATCATATTCGGTTTTTATATCGAAAAAGTGTTTCTGTACCCTCCAAAGTCCTGTAAAATCGTCGACTGAGTAATACAGTTTATAAAAAAATAAGTCTACGAGTGAGTTTCGTATACCTACCAAAGGTCGTAAAGGTCTCTGAAAATAGAGTCTATCTATAGGGTTTTTACAATAATCTTTTAGTAACAGTATAAGTGGTATCATAAGAAACCACATTTTTTTTGTGTATATATAATAAATGCCAGGATATAAACTTGAAAAATACGCACCAGCACAAACACCAGAAGTTAACACATTAGAAAAGCGATTCCTTGGTTTGACCAATGTTCAAATTGGATTATTTAGTTTACCAGCCTTTATTGCTCTTTCGTCAGTTGTATTAGTCGTTCTTAACAAGAAGGCAAGATATAACCCAGTTGTTCTCGTTTCTTTGATTATAAGTTTAATACATATGTATCACCACTACAAACTCGCTAAATTAGAAAATAAACAATAAACATATACTATAAATGTTTATGGTCGAAGAACCGTATGGTATATCACAATTTCAAGCTTGGTTAATATCCCTCACACTTGGAATTGTGTTATATAGACGCAAAAAACGTGGTGAAAAATATATTCAGTAATTATATATGCGTGTTCGTTTAAAAAAAAGTCCACGTATTGATAAAAAGTTTAGAGTTACTTTTGAAAATGGGGAAATAGTTGATTTTGGGGCAAGGGGGTACTCAGACTATACGATACACAAAAACCCTTTGCGTATGCGTTCATACGTAACGCGACACGGTGGGATTGTTCCTCGTATGGTACAAAAACAAACCGATCCTAAACTGATTCATAAAAATATGCTTGATGTAACTCGAAGTGATAAAGAAAACTGGACGAAAACAGGTTTTTTTACCGCGGGATTTTGGTCAAGATGGCTTTTATGGAGTCATCCAGAATTTGAAGGTGCGAAAAAGATTATATCTAAGAAGTTTGATTTATCTTTTCTCTAAGACCACGACGTTTAAGGTTTGCTTTTAAAGCGGTCATTAAATTTGCGCGTGGGTCGCGTTTAGTTGGTACTGGTGGTGCTTGTGGAACAGGTGGAGCACGTGGTACTAGTGGTACACGTGGTACTGGTTGTGAAACTCGACGAACCCGTGGAACATTTGGTTCAACTGTTCGTAAAAGAGATTTACACGTTCGTAAAAGCTTTTTAGATTCACGAACCTGAATTTCCAAAGATGGTGATCGCCGTCTTTGAATTTTCATTTTAAGTTCCTTTTCACTCAGAGGGAAACGTTTCCCTTTAATTTTTTTAGTTACGCGAAGACCAAGACGCTTTGCTTCATTTTTTAACAAATCTATCTTCATTTATATTAACCAAGAAATTAGTTAATAGTTAGGCATAGGAACGTAGTTCATTGCACTATCAGCAGCCATTCCTACTGCTGCACCGGCCAATGCGCCTGGTGCAAGTTTTGGTGCAACAAAATAACAACATAAACAACATACAGTTGTAATAATGGTATCTGATATAGTAGCTTTTTTACATTTCTCATTTTCTTTTATTTTCTTAATATTGGGAATCCATTTACCACATATACCCCATCTTGTAGCTTGAGAAACACATATGACTATGAGTGAAGCAAGCATAGCAAGTTTATCCATTTTAAATAAAAGGTGTAACATTTTTAGTTTATATCCACTATTACATTACATTAGAAAAAATTATCAGTTCTATACATTTTCGCCTGAAATGAACCCGTTTGTCCCAAAACTGAAACAGCTTCATTTCCGTAAAGTTCTCTACATCCCATATCGTCCATACAATCACGATTATCAATAGTTACCGGGAGTGGATACACTTGATCACCTGGTGTTGTCGTGTAATAATGATATTGATCACGACGCCCTCTGACTTCTTTACCGTATAAGGGTAACGTTTCTTCATCCGATCCTACAAGAACACCCATTTGTTGGACGTACCCAGGTTTATACTCTTTAATTGGTGGGTTTCTAAACTCCCGTTCAACTGGTATTTGTACTGGAACTTCGACTGGGACACCCACTGGTACACCAACTCTTTTTTTAACGACAATAGGGTTACGTAATTGATATACAATTACAGTAATGAGTACCATTAACGCAATAAATAATAATTTTTGTTGTGTTTTGTTTTTGATCTTCATTTTATATATACCAACATTATTTAACAAACCGTTTTCGAAGTTCGTGAAGAGGTTCCAAATCAATTCT